CCACCACCCCCGGCCCGCTCGCCCCTGACCTCCTCGACAGAGACGACATCAGGCGGGCTCTGGCAGAACACGACTTCGCAGCAGCATTCGCCCTGATCAAGAAATGGGGCGGCCTGTCACAGAACCGGATCGCCTCCGCCTGCCAGCTCACCCCCGGCAAGGTCTCCACGATCATCAGCGGACAGCAGCAAGTCACCAGCTTCGACGTCATCTGCCGAATCGCCGACGGATTACGCATCCCCGGGTCCATGGTCGGACTCGCGGCACGGCCCTGGGAGAAACAGCCCGAGGCGCCCGGCCCGCCAGCGCAATTACCCGAACGCGCATCCGATGAGTCCTTTTGGGAACCCGTGGCCACCGTGAGCCTGGCCGCGAATCTCACCAGGAGCGACCTCATGCTTGACCGCCGCACAGCCACACGAGCCCTCGCCGGCGCCGCCATAACCGGATCCGCCCTGCTCGACTCCCTTGAAGGCTGGCTCCAGCCCGCCCCCGCTCGCGAGCAGACGCGGAGCCGCGGACGGCTCGGCCTCCAGGAGGTCGACGAACTGGAGACCACCGCGCGCATGTTCCGCGCCTGGGACCACAAGTTCGGCGGCGGCCTGCGCCGCAAGGCCGTCGTCGGCCAGCTCGCCGAGGTGGCCAGCCACCTCGACGAGCACCAAGCCCCGGCCGTCGAGCGAGGCCTGTTCCGGGTCATGGCCCAACTCAGCGGTACCGCCGCCACCATGGCGTGGGACTCCGGCATGCAAAAGCAGGCCCAGAGCTACTACCGGCTGGCAGTCCGCGCCGCACACGCCGGAGACGACCCCGTGCTCGGCGCCAACGTCCTGGCCGGGATGGCCCGCCAGATGCTGTACCAGGACCGGCCGCAGGACGCCCTCGAGCTCGTACGACTCGCGCAGAAGGGCGCAGGCCCGAAGGCCAGTCCGCGAGTGCGCGCAATGCTCCACACCCGGGAAGCGTGGGCGTACGCATCGATGGAGCGCGTCGCCGCCTTCCGCCGGGCTACCAACGAAGCCACAGAGACCCTCAGCGACGCAACCGCGGACGAAGCCGAGCCGTACTGGATCGCGTACTTCGACGAGGCGGAGCTCTCGGGCGTGACCGGCGGCCGCATACTCGACATGGCGCGGCAGAGCCCCAAGGAGCACGCCGAATGCGCGGCCGCCTCCATCGAGCAGGCCCTGGACAAGCGCGGACCTTCCGCAGGCCGGAGCAACGCCCTCGACATGATCGGCTTGGCCGAGTGCAGTTTCCTCATGGGCGACGTCACGGCCGCGGTTGCGCACACCCGCACCGCCTGCGAGGCGGCCGCCCGAACCCAGTCCAACCGCGTACGGGCGCAGCTCGGACAGCTCTACCCGTACACCGTCGGCCGACACGCGTCACAGGCGGTCGGTGAGGCACGGACAATGATCCGCGAACTGCTGTCGAGCTGAGGAGCAACGTGACCACCGTCGCCGTCACCGGCCACATGGATCTGACCGATGCCAGCGTCCCCCTCGTCCGCGAAGCACTGCGCGAGACACTGACCCCGTACGCCGCAGGCTTGACCGGCATCTCGTGCATCGCCAAGGGCGCCGACAGCCTGTTCGCCGACGTCGTCCTGGAGCTCGGAGGCCGGCTCGTGGCCGTCATTCCCTCGCAGGACTACCGCGAGAACAAGGTGAAGCCCGACCACGCCGAGACGTTCGACCGTCTCGTCACGGCCGCCGACGAGGGCATCGTTCTCCCCCATGAGACCGCCAACAGAGCAGCTTACGAGGACGCCAACCGTACGCTCCTCAAGCGCGCGGACCGTCTCGTCGCGGTCTGGAACGGCGAACCGCCCAGCGGAAAGGGGGGCGGCACGGCAGACACCGTCCTCGAAGCCCGCGCGGCCGGCCTGCCCGTCGATGTGGTGTGGCCGGACGGCGCCGCCCGGCGCTCCTGACGCAGAGGAGCCGCCCGCAACTCCTCCGTGGCGGGCGGCCCGTGTCTGATGTCCAGAGGTCAAGGTCGGTGCCGGTACATAGTGCTCTGGGCCGCTGAGCTACACCGGCCGAAGCCAGCGGCGGGATTCGAACCCGCGTCTCTCGATTTACAGTCGAAGTAGCCGGAACCTGCGCACCTGGACGCGACCACAGTAGGCGGCCAGCCGCAGCAGGGCCCACCGAATATCCGCCCGGATACGCAAGGAGGCCCCCGGCCAGCAGCCGGGGGCCTCGCCTGTTGCGGGAACCACCCGCGCGCTGCGTCTGACCGGCCAGGCCACAACCTCAGCTCCATGAACCTACCGCCGCCGGAGTGGAGCCAGTCCCCAGCCGTAGGGAGTTACGGCAGGTAACGCGAAAAGGCCCCGCCGCCCGAAGGCGGCGGGGCTCTCGTTGGTCAGGCGTACTGGCGGCGTTGGGGATCGAGGGCAAGAGCCTGGGGCGTCGTGTCCGTGGGGCTCGGGTCGGGGGCGCCGTCCTTGCGGCAGACCAGGGCGTCCGGGTCGTACGACGGCGCCTGGAGGCTGTAGCCGTCCGGGCAAGTCTGGCCGTCCCGGCCGTCAGAGCCGTCCGCCCCGTTGGCGCCGTCCTTGCCGTCCTGTCCGGCAGGACCCGCAGGACCCGCGGCGCCAGGAGCACCGGCGGGGCCCGGCGGACCTGCCGCCCCCTCGGGGCCGACCGCTCCGCTGGGTCCGGCCGCGCCATTCCGGCCGGGAGCCCCCGACGGCCCGGCCGATCCGGTCCGGCCCGGTGCCCCTTGCGGCCCCGGGATTGGCACCGGTACCTCGGTCCGGGCGGGGAGGTTGTCCACGGCCCGCGTCGGGTCCGGAGCGACCGGGGTCTTCCCTGCGGCCTTCACCTGCTCGCGCAGCGCCCGCACGTCCCCGGCGAGGGTGCTCACTGCGGTGCCGCGCAGATCCGCCTCCCGCGCGACCTGCTCCCGGGCATCCGACTCACGGTGGATGAGCAGCAGAGACAGCGCGACGCCGCCGCCCAGAATCAACAGGGCCGCGGTCACCCAGAGCAGATACCGGGTCCGGTAGAGCACCAGCTCGGTGCGCGTCACGGCGTGCCCCCAAGCGTCGTCACCAGGAGCCGCAGGCGCGCAATCTCGGCCTCCAGTCCTGCGGCTCTGGCTTCCGCCGCGGTGGCTCGTGCTTCGGCCGCCCGCTCGTCGAGCTCGGCCTTGTCTCGCTCGGCCACCAGGCGCTGCGTCAGGTTGTCGTAGCCCGTCATCGCGGAGCCCTCCCGGGTCGCCCGGTTCGCGCCCCGCTGCCCGTACATGGCGGCCGCCGCAGCCACGGGCCCCGCGATCAGCGCGGCTACGGCCGTAACCATGGCGGCGTCCATGCCGGGGCCACCTCCAGGGCGCGATCATCGGGCAGAATCAGGCCTCCGGCGAAGGCTGCTTGTTCGGCACGGCCCAGGTGATCCCGAGCCCGCCGAGGACGGCCAGGACGATGGTGACTGCCTCGACGGCGGTCACATGGCCGTCCTGCAGAGCAGACACGGCAGCGCTGCTGCCTGCGACCACCGCAGCGACGAACGCCTTGCGGTACTGGGCCAGCTTCATGGCTCACGCCTCCTTCGCGGAGCCGGTCACGTCGACCGACACCCGGATCACGGCTTCCTCGATGGCGTCCTGGACGGCGGTCACGACCGCCGCGGTGTCGACGCCGGAGCCGACCATGCCGGCCAGCTTCGTGATGGCAGCCGTCTGCGCCGCCGCCACGGCCAAAATCTTGACGGTGTTCTCGAAGGTGCCCGTCAGGTAGGTCTGGGCGGTCCAGGCCTTGTTGTCCTTGTTCTTCTCGGTCGAACCGGCCGGCAGCACGTCGTCCGTCTTCCAGACGCCCTGGGCCAGTTCCTTGCCTGTCATCCCCGCCATGGGGTCCTCCTCGGTGAGGCCGCGCGCCCAGGCGGCGAGCGCGGCTCGGGTGGGGAAGTTGGCGACGTCGTGGTCGATGCCGCCAGCCGTGCTGTGCTGATGGAACGTCCACCCGTAGTTGATGCCGGGCTCGCCTGCCGGGGCGCCTGCGGTGGCGATCCAGAGGAAGTCGCCGCAGTTCGACGTCTTGTCGACGTTCTTCCAGTAGTCGACGTTGCAGTACATGCCGACCCTGTACTGCGGCATCTTGCCCTTGACGTACTTCAGCCAGGCGTCCCGGTACGCCAACTGCCGGGCCCGGGGCACGCCCTTGTTGGCCGCGTCGTAGCCCTCCCAGTCCAGGACGATGATGTCCCCGGGCTGCCAGGCGACCTGTGCCAAGAATCGGTCGGCCTCGGCGATCGGGTCGTTGGCCATGTGCGGGTAGTGGTAGGCGCCCCACACCAGCCCCGCAGCCTTCGCCCGATCACGCTGCGCCGTCCAGCGCGGATTGACGTACGACAGCCCCTCGGTGACCTTCGTGATGACGAAGTCGAGGCCGGTCACGTCGTACGTCGTCGACTGGTACGCGGATACGTCGATCCCCTTGATCATCGGGGCCGCTCCCTCCGGGTCTGCTGGGCGCCGATGCCCAGGACCTTGCGCGCGATGGCCTCGGCGGCGACCTCCCACGCGGTCTGAATGGCCGGGGTCAAGTCGTCCCAGCAGGGCATCGGCAGGCCCCGGTAGTTCTTGCCGCCGGTGGCGCCGCCGTACGCGGCATAGGCGGCCTTCGCGAGCTCGGTGGGGTCGTGGCGGGTCATCACGCACGCTCCGGCCAGGACCAGGTGCCAGGGCCGGTGCCCTCGTCGCGGGACGGCGCGAAGAACTCGAACGGGCCGTCGAGGAGCACCTTGAGGTTCACGTCGGGGTGATCCGGATGGTCGGTGACCGAGGTGACGACGGCCGCGTACGTCTGGCCGGACTGGGGCGCATTGTGCTGCTCCAGGCGGTGCTTGTGCCGGAGCTCCTGGCGGCTGCGGGCGACGTCGTCGTCCGACATCCGGTAGTGCACGATCCGGCCGATGGTGGGCACGGGCATGGGCCGCTCCTTGGCGGTATCAGGCGGGGATCCAGACCCCGTTACGGACGAAGCCGTGCAGGTTGCAGCAGCGCCACAGCAGACTCGGCTCCAGATGCAGTGGGTCTCTGGCGACGAGGGTGTGCCCGCCGGTACCGGCCGCCCTCCAGGGGCCGTGGACCGTGCGCTCTTCGGGGACGTCGGCGAGCGCGCCGCACCGGTGCCAGAAGATCGGGTTGGGCTCGTCCAACCACCCGAAGTAGATGTCTGGTGTGAGCTCGACGAGTTCGACTGTCTCCAGGCCCGGCCAGTCGGCTGGCGGGCGGCTGTGGTCGTTGGTGGCCACGGTCAGGACGGGAGCATCGTGCGGGTGGTGTAGGCCGAGTAGCCCTTGAAGCCGGCAACGCCGTAGTAGCGGCTGCTCAGCAGGTCGACGAGCTGCTGCAGGAGTGCGTCGCCTTCGGACTCGGTGGAGGAGCCCTCGACGCTGATCGACACCTGGAAGCCTGTGATGCTGCTGGAGTTGAGGCGGCCGTTGACGACCCAGGTGATGTCGCTGGTCGAGGTCTGCGGCTGGTCGAGGGGCATGACGCTCCTAGGCGGTGTAGGTGGTGACGATGACGACGCCGGGGGCTCCGTTCGATCCGGCGACGGCGGCCTGGCTGGCGCCGAGGGATGGCCCGGAGGCGCCGCCGCCGTAGGTGTAGCCGTCGAAGCCCGATGTGCTGGTGGCGGCAACGCCGGTGGCGCGGCGGAGGTTTGCCAAGAAAGACGGGCCGCCGTTGTTGAATTTGAGCGGGGTGGAGGCGACGACCTGGCCGTTGCCGCCGTCGCCGCCCGCCATCCGGAAATCGCCTCCGCTCCCGCCCGTGCCGCCGTTGCTGGCGGCGGTGCTGGCGGAGGTCGTGCTGGTGGCGCCGCTGCCGCCGGATCCGCCGACGGCGGTGATGAGGGCGCCGAAACTGCTGTTGCCGCCGTTGGCGCCGGCGTTGGCGCCTGCGCTGCCGCCGTTACCGCCGCCGCCGACGGTGACGGCGACACTGGCCCCGGTGGCGGTGGGGGTGAGCCAGCCTTCGGCGTACTCGCCGCCGGAGCCGCCGGGGGCGCATGCGGCCTGGCCGGCGCTGGTGGCGCCGCACCCTCCTGAGCCTCCGCCGCCGGCCTGGACTCGGACGTGTACCAGGAGGGCGTTGGCGGGCCGGGTCCAGGTGCCGTTGACGGTGAAGATCTGCCGGTCGACGCCGCCGATGATGATGGCATCGGCGGTCGTCGCCAGCGTCTGCATGTGCTCCCACAGCCGGGTGTGGTCTGTGGACTGCGGATAGGTGATGCCCTTGGAGGTATTCGCGGTCATCATCGCCTCCAGGAGAGCGTCAGGGTCATGGCTGCGGACCAGGAGCCGCGGCCGGCGAGGTGGATGTACGGGTCGTCGGAGCTGACGCTGATGGCGATGCCTCCACGTGTTCCGTCGATGAGGGCCTGGCCCCAGCTGGTGGGGAGCGTGAACGTCGTCGATCCGTTGATGGCCAGCGAGGGTCCGCTGGTCGACTCGTTGAGGGTCGGCGCCCCGCCGGGTCGGCTGGTCTGGGAGACGAGCCGAAGCGTGACGGCGCGGGCTGCGAAGTCGCCGGCGGACAGCCGCTTGATCTTCACGGTGGCCTTCGTGCAGGTCGCGCCGGACAGAGTGTGGGGCTTCGATCCGTAGAACGCGCACCCGGTGTTCCGGCCGTAGGAGGATCCCCCGTACCGGCCCTGGTAGAGGTCGAACGAGTTGGTCGGGTCTCCGTCGGAGCGCCAACTCCCATCGCGGTAGCAGGCGGTGGCCGTTGGCACGCAGGTTAGGGTGCCGGTGCGGACCACTGGCTTCGGCGCCGGGGGCGCGTCCCCGGTGTCCGGCGGTGCGGTGTCGGCTGGCGGTGGTGTCGCTGGCGTCGACGTCGGCGCGACCGGGACCACGATGACCACGTAGTAGAGGCTGCCGAGCCGGGCCATCAGCACGATGTTGCCCACGGCGACGGTGAGTCCGACCGCGACCCGGGCGGTGACCGTGATCCCGCCGACGCTCACCAGGCATGCGTTCGAGGCGGCTGCGGTCAGCGCCGTGCCGCGCACCATGCCCTTCCCCGCGAGGGAGACCCGGGTATCAGCGAAATCCGGCACGGCACCCCCTACAGCACGCGGACGGTCAGGGACATCTCGCCCGGTGAGTACGGCAGCGACAGTTGCTCAACAGCGCAGCGGGCGGCGGTGAGGCCCGCGCCCGTGACGGAGAGGATGTCCCCCGGGACCAGGCCCGGGTGGGGAACCGTCGTCACTTGGAGGCGCCGGAAGGCCTGCCTGCGCAGGAGCTTCATCTGCGCGGCAGCCGCGGTCCGGCACTGGGCGACTGTCGTCAGGAGACTCGACTGGAACGAGTACGGCACCGGCAAGGGGTTGAAGGGGCCGCCGTACTGGAACGGTGAGGTCCCGGAGCTGTCGTAGGCGACGCCCTGGATCTGGTTGCCCGCGCTGTCCTCGCCCTGCGCCACGACGACGTTGAACGCTGCATCCCGGGTCGTACTCCCTGCCCAGCGGACGACGGTGCCAGTGTCACGGTCGTCGGTGATGGACAGGACCGGCGACCCGGCATCGGATACCGGCTCGATCATCAGATAGCCGTCCTCGGTGACCCGCTCGGCGGCTCCCCACGCGGTGAGGACTTCGGTGACGGCGCCGAGCCGGTCACTGTCCCACTGCATGCCGAGCGGGACCGCCCGGTCGACGAGGGTCCCGTCGAAACTGACGGTGAGCGCAGGCTCGACCAGCGCTCCAACCACCGAAGCAAGGGTGTCGCCGCTGGACGGCTGGAACGGGGAGACGAGGGAGGCCTCGTCGATGAGGGTGAGCAGACCCGCGCAGTTCACGGACACGGTGTCGCCGTCGGTGCTGGAGTCGGTGATGAGGAACCAGCCGCGGTTGATCCACTCCACGCTTCCGCCGACGTCGACGCCGAAGTCGATCCTCAGCTGCTGTCCATACGCCGCAAGCGGGTGGGCGGGGTCGGTGCCCGGGTCCCAGTTGTAGCCGCCCGCGCGGCGCGGCACGGTGAGGCTGATCTGCTCCGGCACGGCCAGGCTCCGGTCGCGGCCCTCACCACCGTCCGAGACCGGGATGCCGTCGGCCAGGAGCACGCCACCGAGCCAGGACTCGGCGCGGATCGACATGGTGTAGCTGCCCTGCACGACAGCGAGCGCGGTAGTCGACATATCGAGCATGTCAGGGCCCGAAGTCGTACTGTGCGATGGACAGGAGCGTGCCGGGGAAGAACGCCGAGATGTCGCTGAGGATCGAGAAGTTGGCGGCGATGTCGGCGAGGGTGAAACCCGCCGCCTCCATCACGTCCGGCCAGTCGTCCGCTTTCACGGTGTTCAGGGCGAACCAGCGGTATTCGTCGTACCAGTTGGGCGACTCCGTATCGTCGATCAGTGCATACGTGCCGTCCAGCCGTGGCAGTGACGTCTGCTTCCGGACGAGGATCGTGCCTTCCGTGGCGTTGTCGAGGATGTCGTTGAGGGCATCGCCAGCCTCGTCGGTCTCGCAGCGCACGGTGATCGTGCCGGACCGCGAGGACCGCGGTCGCCCGACGACGACGATCCGCCCGTTGATGTTGAAGCTGGTGGCGTCTCGGTCCCGCTTCCACTCCAGCGGCGACTCGATTTTCACGGCGGCGCCGACCCCGCGGATCGCATCGGAAATCACGTCGGAGGTGACAGTCGATGTGATCGGCGATGCGGTGATCGTCCACTGGGTGCCGTTGACGTCGGTGAGGACGGCCGAGTAGGTGAGGCTGATCCCGAATGGCTGCTCAGCATCCACCCGGAGGAAGGACGCCTGCCCGGTCACGTCGACGCTGGACGCGGCGCGCACCGGTTCGAGATCCGAGCCCGCCTGCCGGAGCAAGCTGATCGTGACGATGTCATCCCCGGTCAGCCCGGTCGCCGAGACCAGGTTGCGGGGCGGGACCACGGACTGTGCGCTCACGGCGATGTCGGAGCTGGCCTCGCGGACGCGCATCACACCGGCGATGCCGATCGAGGCGCTGGCCAGCGTTGCCGTCACGGTCGGCGCCACTGTGGCTGTGCCGGAGGACACCGAGCAGGACGCCAGGGCGACGGTTGCGCCGTTTCCGGTCGCCACTGCGGCGTCGGCCCGTTCGGTGACGCTGCCGAAGGTGATGCCGGCCGCGGTGATGGCCTCGGTGGTGTAACTGTCGGCGTTGGATGCCACGCCGTAGCCGATCAGTGCGAAGTCCCCCGCCTTCCAGGTCAGGGCACTGGCGCCCGCGGCTGAGAAACCGGTGCCGCTGGTCTGGTCGTCACCGAAGCTGGCGGCCCACCGCCATCCGGTGCCCGCCGTCTTCGACAGGCTGATGATGCGTCCGGCGATGAGTGATCCGGACGAGCCTGACGGGATCGCCGTTGTGGGGTTCGCGTCGCCGCCCAGCAGGACCCGGGCGAAGTACGTCAGCCGACGAGGGCCGGCGGACGCCCCGAAGGTGCCGCCGCCCCCCGATGCGCTGCCCACCAGCGTCCACCCGGATGGCGTGGACGGAACCGAATCCAGAGGGTGCCCGGACACGACCTGGAGGACAGCGAGGTTCCCGGCCGACCCGACCAGCGCAGGGGTGATCGTGTCGGTGTGGGTGGACTGGGTGCCGGTCGTGCCGAAAGAGATCGTCATCCGCCGCCCCTCCTCCCGACCTTGGCCCGGTGCGCCTGCGTGGCCTCG